TATGGAGATTGGTGCCACAAAATTAATCAAAGCCTGGTTTGAAGAAAATGGTATGAATGAATGGATGACCAGAGATATGAAAATTAATAGTGATGGAGAAATAAATTTTCCGCACGGATTTACTTTACATAAACTATCAAATTTTCCAGATTATATACAATTCGGAGAAATAGGATATGATTTTGGTATTGAAGACAGCCCAAATTTCACATCGCTAAAAGGGTTACCCCGAAAAGTTGGAGGAGATTTTAAGTTTTTAAAAAACGGAATAAAACCAACAGAAGAAGAAATTCGTGAAATATGCGACGTAAAAAGATACGTAATATTAATTCCTGAAAGAAAATTTAGACAAAAATTATCTCAAGCAAAATATAAAGAATTAGGTCCTGTAGCGCAAAGGCTTTCTCCTAAAATTGATTATAAAAGCAAACATGGAGATTTATCTCAAAAATATTCTCGCGGTTATCATTTATGGAAAATGCTTGAATTCATTTGGAAACAACGAGACTGGGATGGAACACCGATAGGAGCAAAATTAAGCGACATAATTAAATGGGATAATGGATTCAGAGAATTACCTGGCCGTCGATCAATGAGTTCAGGAGCATTTGATATGCTTAAACGATATACAGATAATAAAAAACATCGTTATTATTTAGATTCAAGCGGAATAGCATTTTTAAAAAAATATGCTGTCATTTTTAATGATGGTAAAGATTTTAGTAATGAAAATAATAAACAATAATGAAATTCACAAGCTTTAAAAGTTGGTTAAATGAAAATACTAAAGATGGTGTAACTGTTTTACTTCCAGGTGGATTTAAACCTATGCACATTGGACATGTTGATTTAGTTAGAAGATATGCAGAACATCCAGATGTTAAAGAAGTTATTGTTCTCATTGGACCCGGAGTTAGAAACGGCATATCACAAAAAGAATCACTTGAAGTTGCAAATTTGCTTTTAAAAGATTTTGATAATGTTACTGTTCAAGCAGTAATTTACCCATCACCAGTTTTAACGATATACAAATACATTGAAACTGCAGAACCGGGAACATACGCAATGGGTGCAGTTAGAAAAGGAAAAGATGATGAAGATTACAAAAGAGTATTAAAGTTTGTAGAAAATTTCAGTCCTGGTGGAAAATATTATGAAGGAAAACCAAAAGGCGTAAATATCATAGAATTAGGTGTTAACACCGAACCCATTTACTATCATGGTAGAACTGATGAAAATGATGAAAAACCAATCTCAGCTTCTATTTTAAGAAGAGATATTTTAAACGATGATTATAACAATTTTAGAACTAATTACCCAGGATACGACGAAGATACAATCAAAGCAATTTGGGACACTACACAAATGGTTATAACAGAAACAGATATTGCTACTTATGATGATGTTATAAATGAATCAAAAAAAGAGAATGGACTTTGTAAATGTGACGCTAATCATTGTTTATGGGATTACATACATCAAGGTTATGGAAAAGCAGTATCTTGTGAAAAAGAATGTTGGATGGAAAAAGAAAAAGACAAAAGATATAATTGGCGTGAATATTATGCTCAAGTTCATCCTAAAGAATACAAACAATTTTGCGAAGATGTAGCATCTGGAGCTAAATTTTACCCAGCATTTAAAGGAACTAAAAAGTAATGACTAAATTTATATCATTTAAACAGTGGTTAGCTGAATCAATTACACCTACAGTTAATAAACACATGACACATGCAGAAGACCTTGTTATCCTTAGTGGTAAAGAGGGATTAGACTGGGTTATTAATATGTTTAGGTTACTTCACAAGAAACTTCAAGGAAATACCGAACGAAGCGATATAAAGCTTTCGATAAAATTTGATGGAGCTCCTTCGGTGTTTGTTTGGTCAGAATTTCCTGGGATGGAAAAAGCCGGTGTTGCAATCAAAGCTTTATTCGCAAAAGATCCAAAAATCATGTATACGGATGATCAAGTCGATCATTATTACGGAGAACAAAAAGATCTTGCGTTTAAACTTAAAATGATGTTAAATTACATTCCTTCGTTAGGAATTCCCAAAGGAGAAATTTGGCAAGGCGATTTTTTGTTCGATAAAACAACTCTTAAAAAAGAAAAAACATATCTTTCATTTCACCCAAACACAATAGTGTATAAAGTTCCTATCGATTCTGATCTTGGCAAAAAAGTAGAACAGGCAGATATTGGTGTTGTTTGGCACACAAGATATGAAGGTGAATCACTTGGAGAAATTTCAGCAAAATACAATACTAAAACAAATGAGTTAAATGAAAACCCAAAAGTATTTATGACAGATCCTTATATCGCGTCGATGGCAGGAATTGTTACATTAACTGATGAAGAAAATTCATATTTCGAAGAACAAATTAGTGAACTTGAATCAGTCGCTAAAAACTTTGGTCAAACAGGTGAATATAATAAGATAATAAGCAATACCGACTTCACTACGTTATTCACTACATTTCAAAACTCTTTAATTCGAAGAGACGTAAGAGTAAAAGATAATGAACAATTTTTAAGTGAATTAAGTAACTTCATTAATCAAAGATTTGAAAAAGAAATTGAAGCTAAGAAAACACCTAAAGCAAAAGAAGCATTGGTTGAAAAACAACATCAAATGATTACAATTGCTGAAAGTGAAGAACTTAAAACAATTTCATCTATAATTATGGAGATTACTAAACTTAAAAACTTGTTTATTAAAAAGTTGAACAACATTAATAAATTTGAAACCTTCCTTGAAACAAAAGAAGGAAAGTATATTTCAACAGGAGAAGAAGGATTCGCAGTTTCAGATATTGATGGAAACATTGTTAAACTTGTGGATAGATACGAATTTAGTTTCGCTAACTTTTCACCTAATATAGTAAAAGGATGGACAAAATAATACAAACATTGAGGGGCATGGGTGATGGATTTGAATATCTTGTACTCGGTGTTCTTATTGCAATTGGAATCATTGTTATATGCAAATTATTACAAAAATGTGAAGCTCATAGGGCAACAACAAAGTATTCAAAACATGCTAAAATTAAACCAGAGTAACACTTTCAAACACCTAAAATTTAACAAACATTTAATAAAAAATGGTGAAACTTTTACCATTTTCGTTAATATATATCTAAAGTAAGAGTACTAAAGCGCTTAAATACTAATTTACTAACTTAAACTAATTAACTAAAATTTCTAAAATTACTATGGCAAACTATGACATGGATGCTCTCTTTCACCCGAAAGTAGAGATGGGTACAGAAAAAGCCCAAAAGAATTTAGGTGAGTATTCACCTTCAGCAGATAAAGGCCAAAATGGCGTTTATAAATCAATAATCAGATTCGTAAGTTGGTGGCAAGATCCACAACATTCCATTACAGACAAATGGGTATGTTGGTTGGTTGATCCTGTGACTAATCGCGGTCGACTTGTTGATTGTCCTTCCTCAGTTGGAAAACCTTCTCCTTTACAGGATATGTTTTTCAAACTTCGCAAATCTGAATCAGTTCAGGAACAGAAAAAATCAGAAATTTTCAGTCGTAAACATATGTCTACAGCTATTATTCAGGTCATCAAAGATGACCAAAATAAAGAAGCTGAAGGTAAATTGTTAATCTGGAAATTTGGAAAGAAAATATCTGAAAAGATTGAAGCTGAAAAGAAACCCGTATACGGTGAACCACACGAACCATTTGATTTACTTGATGGTAAAGCATTTGCTCTTGTTGTAACAAAAGTATCAGGCTTTAACAACTATGATCAATCAAAATTCCTTGATAAGAAAATTCCTCTTTTACTTCCAATAGGAAAAGACGGAGTTGTAGTTCCTTTTGGAACTCCAGATTTAAAACTTCAGCCTATTAATGAAAGAACTGCTCGTGAAACTGTTTTCAATTTCCTTAAAGAACAGAGCCCAGATTTAAGCAAATATGCGTTTAAAGAATGGGATCAGGATATGCACGAATACGTTAACCAAGTTATCGTAGCAGTAACTGGCCAAGTTCCTTCAAATGCTTATGCAGATGTAAGAAATTCTGGTGGAGCAAAAACTCCAGCACCACAAAACCAACAAACCAATGCAGGTGGAATAACCACCTCTGAATTATCACTCGATGATTTAAATATTGGTAGCTCATTAGGATCACTTCCAAATTTAGATCTTCCTAACCTTAACACTGAGAATGACTTTGGTCTTCCAGGTGATTTAAACGACGCATTAGGAAATCTTTAAGATGCAATCAAACGTTGATATAACGAAAGGCTTGAGTTTTGACTCAAGCCTTTCTTCTATTGACGCTACTGTTACAAGCGTCGAGTACAAAGAGCGTCTTCTGACTTTACTACAACCAATCTTAGAACAAAGATTCCCAGGAAATACTGGAAAACAACGTATACGACCTTATAAAGATCGCATATCATTCGCGTGTCCATACTGTGGAGACAGTATGAAAAGTAATCATAAAAAACGAGGTAACTTCATTTTACAAGGAAAGTTTGCCAACTTTTTTAAATGTCATAACTGTGATGAATTCAAAAGAATCGATCAATTTTTCACTGACTACAAAACTAATCTGGACTTAAGTATAATCAATTATATAGCGAAAGGCATAGAGGATTTTTCAACATATGCCAATGTTAAGTACGATATGTCGCTGTTTTTGGACATGGACGTTATCGAAAAATATGCCATCGACCGACAGGAGTTCCTACGATATTTTGGTCTTACTGAGGTTAAAGAATCTCCTGTTTGGTCATGGTTAAAACACAGATTACAGTACGATGATAAAAAATTTATGTATAATGCAAGTAAGAATTATCTCGTAATATTAAATTTAACACCAGCAGGAAAAATTATAGGACTTCAAAAAAGATTATTCAAAGGTGAAAACAAATATCTTACTTATAAGTTAGATAAATTGTATGAACTTATGAAAAAAGACGCTAAAATAATTCCTGACGAAATAAACACTCTATCACAACTTTTTAATATTTGTCTTTTAAACTACGCAAAACCAATAACTTTATTTGAAGGACCATTTGACGCATTTTTATTTAAAAATTCTGTAGCAAATTCTGGTGCTAACAAAAATTTCCCATTTGATATGCCAGTTAGATATTGGTATGATGACGATGAAACAGGGAGAAGCAAAAGCATACAAGCAATAAATGATGGTGGAGAAGTATTTCTTTGGACAAAATTAAAATATGATTTGGAATTACCATATCGAAAAAAATGGGATTTAAATGATGTTCTTCTTTATTTAAGAGACAAAAACGTAAAGGTTCCAAACTTCAATGAATACTTTAGCGACGATGAATTGGACATTATAGACATATAGTTATATAGAATAAAGACTCTATATTATGAATACAAAACTGATAGCGAGAGATTATAATTTAAGAGTAACACACGTAACTCTTAAAAACATTGATAGAGTAGTTAAAAAATTCGATTTAGATAAAGATGACTTAATAAATAACGCATTTGTTATTTCAGATGAAGATATTATTTTAGGAATATATACCGAACACGAATTAAAAGAAGCTGCGTTTTTTCATGAAATAGGACACACATTAATATCTGAACAATTTGAAAAAATGGTTCATAAAGATGAAATGCTTATAGAATTTCAGGCCTGGATAGAAGGCTTAAAAATTGCAAGAAAATATAAACAACGCTTTTCCGATAAAACATTTCAATACATTCTCGAATCACTTAATAGTTATTACAAGCCGGCACTTAAAGTGTATAGCACAAAAAAGAAAAAATGATAAATTTAAAAACAGTTGGATGGATAGCATCAAGTTTTTCCTTAATAGGAACTCTTTTAAATGCTTTTAAGATAATATGGTGTTGGCCTTTATGGATATTTGGAAATTTTTTCTGGATATATTGGGCGTGGAAGAAAAAAGAATATTCACAATTAGTTTTGTGGATAGTGTTTCAGGTAGCAAATATAATTGGATGGCTATCATGGATGAAAACGTAAAACTTACAACTAAATTAGAGTTCGAATTTGGAGAACAGGAAGAAGTTCCTGTATTCGATGTTGATATGGATGTTAAAACAAATAGGAATTTGAAACATATAAAGATTATAGAACATAAAAAGAAAGTAGTCGATCCATCAACAAAATTATTTTAAAATGGAACCAAACATAGATAATATTATTCACCCAAAGGAAGAATCTTTAGATGCAAGATTTGCACGTGAGCGTTTAGAATGGTCTGCAAAAATTGAAGAAATGAATTCAAAAATGAAGAATGTAATGATGGTTGCAGAGCTTATGACTACACTTTATACTGAACGTCAAAGAGCAGTCGAGTATTATCATTATCTCATTTCTTTGTTAATTCCAATGAATAGAAAATATAATGGCGCATACGCAGAACGTTATGATTATTACACAAATAAAGTTCAGGTAAGATATCCCAATGAATCGTTAAAAAACAATCGTATTCAAGTTGATTTGGCTGATATGATAGAACGTAGAGCTCAGGTTGATAACCACTCAAAGTTTATTGATAAAACAATATCGACTATGGATAATTTAATTTTTGCGATTCCAAGAAGAATTGAAATAGAACAAATTAGTAGAGGAAAATAAAATGCTTAAAATCGGCATAGTTGGGTCACGAAAATATAATGACCGTATAATGGTGGAAACTGCAGTAGATGAATGCATCAAAAAATACGGCAAAGATTTATGCATTATAAGTGGTGGAGCGATTGGCGCAGATAGGTTAGGAAAAGATGTAGCCATCGGTAAAGGTTTAAAATACATTGAATACAATCCTGCTCATGAAGCATGGAATCAATATTCAGGAATGCCTAAAGAATGGTACGGAAAACCTTATCATATAGGACATTATTTTGAACGTAATAGTTTTATTGCAGAAAAGTGTCAACTATTGCTTGCATTTATTCCAGCAGGTCATGTATCAAATGGAACTAATGACACAATAGGAAAAGCTAGAAAATTAAACAAACCCGTTATAATAATAAACTGATGTATATTTCAAGACTTAAAGAAGAAATGTGGGAAGCTCATAGAGCAACTGCACGGTATATAAGAGCAAATAACATTAAGAAAATTAAAGATGAATCACCAGAAATACAAGAAGAATTCAAAAGATTAGAAAAAGTATATGGTGAGAAAATGAAATTTCTTCATGAAGAATTAAAAAGAATGCATAAAGAATGGCAAAAATGTTGTTTAACTTGCGGACAGTTAAAAACAGATTGTAAGTGTACTATAATTCCAATATGAGATTAAAAGTTGATGATAGTAAAAAATTCCTTGTAGTTGTCGATTCTACCCAAATAGAATATGAACAATTAGAATCATCATTTACAAAAAAAGTGATAAATTGGGGAGCGATACGTTCACAAAATAGTCATCAACCAAAAAGTTTCGAAACAAAATTCGTAGATAGATTTGGCAGAGTTCCTATAGGACTTTGGTCTGAATTGCAAAAACTTGCTAAGAAGTATATGTTTAATCTTGAGATAGAAGGAATTGAATACTTATATGATAAAAATTATGACGAATCAGAATTCGTTGAATGGGCAAATACGTATTTCGAAGAGTCTGAAAAACAGCCTCGTGATTATCAAATCGAAGGAGTCTCTCGTATATTGAAATACAAATTTTGTACTGAAGAAATTTCAACTTCTGGTGGTAAAACACTTATGGCATTTTTACTTTTCAAGTATTTATTTGATAAAGGCCTAATAAAGAAAATGTTATATGTTGTTCCTAACATATCTCTTGTAACTCAAACAGAAGAAGAATTCTATACGTATGAAGAAGATTGCGGAAAGAAGGTTAATTGGAAGTCCCAGTGTGTATTTGGAGGTGCCGGCAAGAAGGAAGATGACAAAGCCAATATTATATTTGGTACCTTTCAATCTTTATCTAAGAAGGACTTAGAATACTTCGCCAAATTCGATGCAGTATTTATTGATGAAACTCACCATGCTCGTGCAGCTTCAATTAAAGGAATTCTTATTAAAGCGTACAATTCAAAATATAATGTGGGTATGACTGGAACGCTTCCTCAAGATAATTCGCTTGACTCATTTACAGTTCAATCATATTTAGGCCCTTGTGTTTATGTTGTGAAGTCATCAGATTTGATCGCAGCTAATTTCGCAACACCTGTAAAAGTTGTAGGCATTGAATTGGATTATCTTGATGGTGAGATTAAAAAGAAATTATACGATCTCAGAAATGTTAGTGCAGATCAAAAAGATGGTGTTAAATTACTAAATCTTGAAAAGGATATTGTTCGTGAAAATCATAAGAGATTAGTTTATGTTTGTGATACTGTCGCGAAAGCAACCAAAAATTCACTTGTTTTATTCTCGGATATAAAAAATGATTATGGACGTAACATATTTAACTACTTAAAAGAAAATACACCAAAAACAGTTTATTATATTGACGGTGGAACTAAAGCAGAAAATCGTGATTACTTCAAAAAACAAATGGAAGAAGCTGAGAATGTTATTATCGTAGCATCCATTGGAGTTTTCTCTGAGGGTATTAACATTCATAATCTTCATAATATTTTCATTGTTGAAAGTTCAAAATCTGAATACATTGTACGACAAATGTTAGGCAGAGGAATGCGACTTATGGAAGGAAAGGATGTAATTACAGTTGTAGACTTTTGTGATAATTATGAATATGGAACACATAGATATCAGAAGGTGAATTACTTAATGAGACACGCAAAAGAACGAGAACGAATATACAAAGATAAGGGATTTCCTTATAAAAGATTTAAGGTGAAGATATAAACTTCACCTTTCGTGTTGAATATATAAAATAAATCTTATAATCATGGGAGCAATTAAAGAAAAAATCTATGAATTGGCTGAATTAGTTTATCAAATAATGGATGCCGGCGCGACAGATCAAGAAATTGACGAATATGTAGAATCTCAGATATCACCTGAAGAATATGAATTTTATCATGCACATAAAGACATAATTATGGAGATGATACCGATGATGGAATCTGAAAAAGAAATTTTGATGCCAAGATTAAATGAAGATTCTTTTGATGAAGAAGAATTTTTAATGAAAAAGGGACGTGAAGGTAATAGAGAAAAATATTATCCCGGAGCAGGAGATGAAGATTTATCAGGAGAAAAAGAATTTAAGAGAGATGTTGTTTATCACGGAAGAAGCGAAATGCCAGAAGATTTAGTTGATGATTTTGATACATCAAGAAATCCTGATGAAGAAGCTCCACAATCATACGAAGATTGGTTAGATGACGTATATTGGAGAATTTCTACTAATTATGATCATGATATTGATGAAGATTATACTCGAGAACTATTTCAACAACATGAAGATGAATTAAGAGATATTTTTGATTCAGGTGCAGATGTAGATGAGGCTACACAATTAATAACCGATTATGATCAAGAAGAAAACGCAGATGAATATGGAAGTTATTGTGAGAATTGTGGAGATGAATTTGTAGATGGTATATGCCCAGAATGCGGAGCAAGCCAAGAAGAATATGGATCTGTGGATGAGTCTTATATAATGAAATCACTTTCAGAAGGTTGTAATTGTGGCGGTAAAAAACGTCCTACATTACTTCCTAATGGAAAAAGACCTCTTTTAATTAGAAGGCCTCCTATTAAAAAATAAAAATTTTAAAGTGAAAATTGTTAGAGAACAATTATACGAAAAATTTAAAGAAACATCCGATCCTATAAAAGATATGGGAATAGGCATGAAAAAAATCTGGAGAAAACAAGCTAAAAGTTTTTTGAATAATATGTATGGGAATGTTGGAAGAATAGGAGCAGTTTATTTTGGCAACAAAAATCATGAGGGCTATGCATATATTCTTTATGGATTTTTTAAAAAAATACTTGAGGATGAAGAAGATCCACAAGACGCATTTTATAAATCATGCGAAAATGAAAATTTTTATGGAGATCGTCCAGATATAGTTAAAGAAAGAAAAATGATTGCAGATGTAATTAAAAAACGTTTCAATATAGACGTGGATCCAATTGATTCACGATTTTCAAAATAAAAAAGGGAGTCAATTGACTCCCTTCGTTTTGTTATCTTCTTCCGGAACTTGAACCTGAACTTCCGCTTGAACTTCTACTTCCTCCACTAGAACTTCCGCCACTTGAAGAACCTCCGCCGAATGAAGATGAACTTCCACTTGAG